TGGTATCAGAGCCCCTGTAACGACCCTGAATAATTCTATAGACAGAATCTGAGACGAGCCAGGAAGCCTTCGAAAAGCATCTCTGTTATACATTGTGCTGAGTAGATAAAAGCTCTATCAGTCAATTTCTGGAATAGAATTATAACTTCATACAATGGCTTCTAAATTCTTGAGATCTTTCTCTACCATAGATAAAAGATCAATATCTGAAGTAGAAAATAGATCTGTTGAGTCTGATTTAAATGAACATGAACAAGTAGAAGATCCAGAAAACTGGAACCCGCCTGCATTAGATACTAAAGAAATTTATCCGGTTCCAATGATGTTTAAGTTTTCTAAGAAATATTATTTCAAAGAGGTTGAGGTTAAGATCAGAATTAAAGGTCCGCATGTACAGATAATAGGATTGAATATATTTTCAGAAGATGAAATAAAAAAGTTCAGGAAATATGCAAAGGAAGGAAGATTTCATTATTTACACTTTGGAGCAATAAGGATTGGTTTAGCACCTCTGTTTAGACATGGATTAAATACTCCTTGCATAGCAGAATTGTTTGATTCAAGGCACAATGAATATGATCATGCCAGAATAGGAACAATACTTGGAAATCTTATGTCTGGTTGTCAGTATGGAACAATTTATCCTGATTATGCTATCAGTCTGACAGATGTTCACCTTAAAGAATGTTGGAAAGCCTTGATAGGAGTACAAGGATTGTCCATGGCAGATGAAAGTGAATTTTTGTCTGCAATAGTGCAAACCTCCTTTCAATTAACAAATACAGTACACCCCAAGTTAAAACAGCCGGTATTAAAAGATTGTGTGACAGTTGGGATAGGCAATGCACAGATTGAAGGTGTGCATTATGACAAAGAAACATTACCTGATCACTGGTATATCCAGTATAAGTCTTTAGCTTCAGATAATGCAACAAGTAAAGTCAAAAGATTGGCTCTTGAAGATGGGGGGGTAAAAATCATTCCAAATCAGTCTATTCACCCTAGAATTCCTAAGCCAATAGTCCTTCCAGAAAAGCATGTCCTACCCATTGAATCGACAGTCCAAAGTGGAAGAAAGTCTTTCTATAGACAATTGTCCATACCAGAAGAGCCTTCCACTAGCTCAAATACACCCCGGTCTGAGAATCAGTTGTATATTCCTGAAGAAAAACCATTCTTAGCTGTAAATAAAATGTTTAGAACTTATGTACATAAATATCCACCCATGGAAGAATACCAATTTTATAACAAAAGATTTGTTAAAGGAGGAAAATGGCCACCAAAAACTAAGTTTTGCGTCTCCTCATCTATGTCAAAACAGCCAAGTACTAGAGCAGATTGTGCCCCTCTATTAGAGCACAACTCTCAAGATATAAATGACATGGATCAAGTATATCAAGTAGGAAATTATTTGACTACTTGGTGTTCTCATGCAGAAGAGGTTCTAGATGACCTAGGACAACAAGCAGAACTGATAAATGCAAATTTAAAACTGCTTTATGAAGAACAACAAGAAGAAAAAAGAGAACGAGAGGAGAGGAGAAAAAGAAAAATGAAGAAAAAGGCCAAGAAAGTTCCTAAATTTCATGTAGATATGTCAGCCCCAAATTATTGGGACTTAGAAGAAGAAGAAGAAAGAGAAGCAGCAGAAACAAGTGCTGGAGAAGGAACTTCCAGAGACACTGGCAAACTAACCAGTGAATCTTCTAAAACTTTTAAAGCAGAAAAACCTTTTGAGTCTAAGAAGGAAGTTATGACTCTAGAACAAGCTGCAATTAAGTTTCCATCCTTTATCATGCCATCAATAAAAAATCAGAATAAAGCTCATATTTTAAAAGAAACAGTCAAGTATCCTAGAATCGAAGAGGATCTGTTTGCTTCAAATTCAAGTGGCTATATTCTAGATCTAGATAACTCATCCAATCCAGGAGAGTCAATTAGAATCTGGATAGGAGCCCTATATCAAATGCAGGTCACAACAAAATTAGACAATATATCCATAATGATTCTAGCAGAAAAAAGGATGGCAGGAATTGTTTTTGATTGGTGGATGGGAGGTACAGAAGCAGAAAGATTAGCGGTCATGGAAGCCGGTTTGGCTACGTTAGAAATGTTGTTAAAAACCCAGTTTATGCCAGAACCAAAAGATGAAAAGAAACAATTGCTAACTGACCTTAGCCGTATGGAGTTAAGAGATCTAAAATATTTAGATCAATTTGGCAAAGATTTTATGGCTAAAGTCTTTAAAGCAAATCTATTCAATGACCTTGCTCAAAAAGTTTCCTATTTATCAAAATTACCAGGAAACTTAGGAGATCTAATAATGAAAGACCTTGAGGTTCAAATGAAAAGTTTAGATCAAGTTTATTGGGTTGATCTTCTGTTCAGAGTTTCAGAAAAGGTTAAATATCTATGCTGGCAGAAGAAAGCACACGACATCACTCCCAGCTCAGATGTCTGCAAAACAGTACTACCATGGACACCTTTTAAATCAAAGAAAAAGAAATACAAAAGGTATGGTAGATACAAACCCAAAAGAGTAGCGAACCCAAAGAGACCTTTCAGGAAATATAGATTTTTGAAAAAGAGAACTGCACCAAGAAACAACAATTGTTGTTTCATTTGTAAAAAAGAAGGACATTTTGCCAGAAAGTGTCCCCAGAAATCATCCAGTAAACTCAAAGCTTGTGTAGATATAGAAGAGTTTCAAGATGATTGGTCAGTAGTAGAATCAGATGAAGAAGTTTCTGATGTATATATTCTAACAGAAGCTTCTGATAATGAAGAAGAAAATCATGTACAGAAAATGAATATTTGTTCAAATTGTTCTGATGATGATTTTTCTAGTGAACGACACTATAGCGAAATAGAAAGTTCTTCAACCATTGATTCATCAAGTGAGACAGAAGATGATTCCGATGACGAATCAGAAGAATCAGAGTTATCAGAGATACCAGACAGAGGTAAGCAGCCTGCAAAAATTTTGCCTCAGTTTAATTCTCTCTGTCCATTTGAAAAGAAGATAGCACCATCAACTAGTATACCACAGCCAGAGGTTACACGAAATGAACAGAATACTCTCTTAAAAAAGATTGTCAAAACAGATAGCTTGATTTATATTCCAGTACAAGTACAAGTCAAAAATGAATGGGTGTCAGTAGATGCATTTGTAGATACTGGAGGATCTAATAATCTTGCTAGACCATCATTGTTCAAGCCTCTGTGGAAACCATTGAAGAATATACTAGTTTCAGAAACCATTGGAGGATCTGTACAGTTAACACACTATGTAGACAATATTTCTTTAAAAGTTGGGGGGAGCATTGTAAAAATCTCTGCAATTCAACACTATGACCCTTCAGCAAGTCTGATGTTAGGCATGCCATTTATAAATTCTGTGCTTCCAGTAACTATCAGCCAAGATAAGCTGATAATAAATATGAAAAAGAAGGCTATATCTGTGCCTAGGCTAAGCATTGCAAATTCTGAAGCAAGGCGTGAAAATAGCCAAAAGAAAGTAGGAACTAGAAGGCCATCTAAAGATTCAAATGATTGGCAAGAAGTCCTACAAATTTATGAAGCCAGAACAGAGAAAACAAATAAACAAGCGGCATGTATTGATACAAATTGGTCTATAGAACAGAAAGATATATACCAAAGACTTCTAAAGAGTTGTTCGGACAATCCACAGCAGTTTTGGGAAACAGAAAGTCCGATGCAAGAAATTGTCACCTTACATGACAATGGAGTAAAAGGCAAAGTGATTCCGTGCACACCAGCAGATGAACAAGAAATGAGGAATCAAATTCAAGAACTACTAAAGATACAGCTTATAGAGCCTAGTGAATCCCACTATGCCTGTTCTGCATTTTTAGTAAGGAATCATTCTGAGATAGTAAGAGGTAAACCAAGAATGGTAATAAATTATAAACCTCTTAATGCCATCACTCAGAATTTTAATTACCCATTGCCAAGACCAGAAGTGATTATGCAAAAAATTCAGCATAGTAAGGTGTTCAGCAAGTTTGACATGAAGTCAGGGTATTATCAGATACAAATTCAGCCAGAAGATAGACACAAAACAGCTTTCATATGTCCAGCAGGATTCTATCAGTGGAAAGTTGTTCCATTTGGTTTGAAGAATGCGCCAGCCTTCTTTCAAAGAAGGATGGATTATATCTTTGCTAAATATGATTTTATAGTTACATACATAGATGATATTTTAATTCATAGTCCAGATGTACAGAATCATTTGAAGCACTTAGAAATTTTTCTTGAAGAAGTCAAGAAACATGGAATTGTTTTGTCAGAAAGAAAGATGTCCTTATTTCAGGATAATATTGATTTTTTGGGAATTAATGTTGCAAATGGTTCTATTCAAATGCAACCCCATGTGCTAACAAAATTAACACAGTTTCCTGATAAATTGAAGGACAAGAAAGAAATCCAAAGATTCATTGGAGTTCTGAATTATTTGCACAAATATATTCCAAACCTCTCAGAAAAGACAGCTCCTATAAGAAGACACAACAATGGAGGATGGTCAGATGAAGCTACAGCAGCGGTAAAGAAGCTTAAAGAAGAATGTCAGCATCTTCCAAAGCTTCAACCACCAGGTGATGGCCTATTGATTTTACAAACTGATGCTTCACTTGATTTTTGGTCAGCTGTATTATTAGAACAGAGAAGAAACAACGAAGGAGAAATTGAAGAAAACTTGTGTGGATACGCTTCTGGAGAGTTTACAGAAAGTCAGAAAAATTACTTCATAGCTGAGAAGGAAACATTAGCCATCTTCAACGGAATTCAGCGATTTGAGGTATATTTAACTCCAGTTAAGTTTCTTATTAGGACAGACTCCAAAAATTTCAAATATTTTCTGTCTGCAAAAATTTCAAGACAATTGGCAAAAGGCAGAATATTGGCCTGGCAGATCTGGTTTCAGCAATTTGACTTTGAAGTTGAGTGGATACCAGGCAACTCAAACGTTTTGACAGACGTTCTTACTAGAGATATGAGTAAGATGTATATTACTTGTAAATATTCAATTTTTGAGATTCCGGGCAAAAGCCCTGCAGATGATAGCTTTGCTACCTTTGTAGACAGATTCAGAATTCTGGAAAATTATGCAACTGCTCTAACAGATGAAATCAAGAAGGTTGTCGGATTAAGGCTCAGAAGGAATTGGTGGATTAGAAGGTGCCAAGCATGGCAGTCAAAAAATTTGGGCATATCATTAGGACTTGATGAAAATTTGGTAAGAGTCTATTCTTTACCAAATATGAAGGTTAAGCTTTATTTCAGAAGCTTATCAAATTTATGGTCCAGTATGTATACACCTAAAATGATTTGGACACTCAGGATTTTAAACTATTATCAGATCATTGGAGGCGTAGATTTTGCCTTTACTCTTTTTACAGGTGCTAAAGTTTTGGATCTTGAAGAAATTCCCATAGAAGAACCAATGATAAAGTATTTGGTTTCTTTAAAGATTCCAGATATATTTGAGGAAATTGAATCAGCCTACCTCCAGAGAATTGATGAGAATTATGCAAATACAGACTCATTTCCCCAGTATGAGATCTTTGAGAATTTTGCAGATTGGAAGATACAAGGAGGAGAATGCAGAAAAATTCAAGTTACCAGAGTCTCTCAATGCATACAAAGAACAGTTCAGTATTTAAAAACATATGCTTATGCGTGGGATTTTCATAGCCTAAGAATGAGAGATAATATAGAACCAAATCCTTTTTCACAGGTTTTCAGCCATGAAAAGATTGGTACTATTGAGACTGATAATAATCAAGAAGTAATCAAACAACATGCTGAATGGTTCCACGAGTTTGGCAATTTAAGACTGGTTGAGAAAATTCAAATTCTCAGAAAAATGGATGATCTACAGGGACACCCAAAAGCTTTAAAATTCGCAATAAATCAAAAAGCTTTAATAACCATTTCAGTCTTAAGTTCAAATTGGAACAATAATGTCATCCACATTATTAGCCTGATGATTTCTAAAAGAATTTGTACATCAATAATTTTTGAGTTAGGATGGCAGCAAAAGGATTGTTTAAATGATAATTGCAGGTTATGGATCCAGCATGCTATTGAGAGCTCAACAAATATGTTTCAAATTTTCAAATGGGAACTGTTAGATGGCATAGAATTGCAGGTACAAAGATCGCCAGCTACAAGAAATGCTTTTAAAGATTCTTTCCTTGATATTGAAGTCAGTGCTCTTCCTTTTTTGAACAAGTGGGAAAAGCAAGAAATGATGTATACAGCTCAACAACCAGGACTTCACAAGATAAAAACGAATATTAAAAAGGGAGAATCATCATCTACAGCATCAAACCGTGCAATAATGCCGCCAAAAGAAAAAGAAGAAATGACAGATGCACAAGATCCAAATGAAGGAATCGAGGAGCAGTATGACCGACTCATGAATAGATACCATAAACAGCTCATCGATGAGTACGAAACATCCACCGGATCATCCGAAGAAGATTTATGGGAGACAAGGAGTCCCATGGGAAAGTGGTAAAGGAATCTCTTGTCAGCAATGTGACACTGTTGGTCACATGTTGTGATAAGAATCTTTGTACAAAAGAAAGATTGAGTAGACACCGTCGGTGGATAAAGATACCGACAGGACCCTCAATTATTTCTACCTTATGTCATATCTTAGCTAAGATTAGATTCGTTGTTAGGTTATTTAAGAACGAGAACTCATGAGTTCAAGACACAGTTCGATTGAGGGCATGTGTGTAGTAATGAACTCTGAGCCTCTGTTGTAAAAAGCTTTGTATTCTGTTCTTATTTTTATTAATATCGAAGCCTACTGGGCCGTCTGTCTGAGGACAGTTCTGCAATCCGTCTGAGGATAGTTCCTATAGTCCGAAAGAGGTTGAACTGTAAGGCGCTGGAGTAAAGACCCGTGGAGAGAGGTCGTGGGAGACTCGTGCATGTTCCCTGAGGAGAAGGACTAGAGAGTCAGACTTTTATTTTTCCAGAAAGCTGCGAGATTTTTAGAAGTAAGTTCGGCATACCAGCTTCATCTTGTTATTGTGTTCTGTTGAATGCTCTCGGTTGAATGCATCTCTATTT